CCCGTTACGCGCCGTAGGGTCAAGCCATCAACCGCCGATGAGGTGTAAGTCCCACTGCCGGTTATAGGCGTGCTGTAATCAACCTCTAAATGGCGATATATAGCCTGCTTGTCGGTCGGAACAACGATTCCGGCGTCATCCACCTTGACCTTGCCTAGTTCCCGTTCCTCGCGGTCTGTAATGTCTAAATCACTGATTGTAATAGATGTATTGGTCAAGTCTAAAGTCATGCCGCTTATGTCTACCGGCAATCTTCCGCTACTCGCTGCAGCGCCATCAATCGTAACCGGCAACGTTGAAACCACATTTCCGCTTGTGTCAACCAGCGCCATATAATGCCCGACTTTATCCCCTATATCATAGCCAAGCGTTGCTATACCATCTGATGTGGTATTTGACGAGTTTGTTAAAGTTGCCATAATTTGCCTCCTTAAAATTAAGTATAAAAAAACCGCTGCTTGAGCGGTTAAAAATTATTTAATGTTAAAATTAATTATTGCTTTAATAAATATTGGTACTCACCGGGAACAAAGGCTTTTTCAATAGTGACTTGTTTTTCTTCGCCAGATTTTTTAATGATAATTAAATCAATTTTGGTTCCTTCCGGAACATCGAAAAGCAAATCAAATTCTTTAAAATTCATTTTTTTTACTGGCTCTCCATTAACCTCTTTTACTAAATCACCGACTTCAATTCCTGCTTTTTCAACGCTACTGTTTTTCCATACTCTCAAAACTTCATAGCATTTTTTTACTTTTTTATTTGAAAAGCTTAAGCCAAACATAATCGAACCATAAAACTTTTCTTTAATATAATTAAGATATGGCACGATGTCATCCGGCTTAAATGAAGTCGATTTTTCAAAAGCACTATTGGGGTTTGATACTATCTTGCTTTCTCCAGTAATTGTTACAGTCTGTTCTATTTGGATAAAGTTTAAAAATATCCTAATTTCAGGAACTACATTAAAACGTGTTCCAAAGAAAATTTGATGAGTAGGATTTTTAGAATCAGCTTTAAATATTATTTGATAATCATTTACGGACATAATATTAAAACCAGCTTCAAGCATGGCCTTTGTTGAAACATCCATTACTGTCTTTTTGTCAATTCCTTTAATTTCAATTGACGCAGCACAAACTTCAAATGAAATCCCACAAATTAATGTAATTACCAAAGCTCCTATTAAAATTATCCTTCTCATTCCATTCGCCTCATCCCACTATTCTCCATGTTTCGGGTAAATCCTTTTAAGATGTGGTATAATATTCCTTAATAATCCTCAAAATCATATTACTAATTGACCGATCTTCTTTTCTCGCGTCATCCTCAATTTTTTTCATAATGTCTTTCGGCAAAGTGACAAGGATTCTTGTATTGCTTTCAGATACAGCCAAGATAATCACCTCAAAATTATTATATCATTTTTATGTTAATGGTGATATAATCAATTCAAAAGTGTATCACTACGGAAGAAAGTGTTTCGCGTGAAACAAATATTTATAATTTTGATATTGTTGTTTTGCTTATCAACTCCTTGTCTGGCCGAATGGGATAAATCAGATACAACATTATTAGTTATGCGCTTGATTGACTGGGGGCAAACCAGAGATATCGCAACAAGAAAATGGGAACCGCCATATGTTTCCGATTACGATGGTTCGGAATATGTTTACCATGAAACGAACCATTTTTTGGGAAAGCACCCATCAATCAAAGAAGCAAATACTTATTTCGCGTCCGCTATTGTTATAGATTTTATTATTAGCCATTTAAAAACCAAAAATAATGTTTTAAATAAATTCAAAGAATATTATCAGCAATATATGATTTGTAATACTTTTAAATGTATAACAGGAAATTATAATTGGGGAATTAGAATAAAGTTTTAAAGATTGTCTTCCCATCCAGTGCAATAAATAGCACCACCAGCCGCGGAACTAACCCAATAAAGTAATCGGCTATCACCATATGTTTCCAAACCAAACGATGTTTTGATTATAGCGGCATGTGAACTATTTAAATATAGTGGAGGGATATTTCCGGTTGCGCTTGCTATCCCCGCATAATAGTTGTTTGGTGCCACAATAACATTGCTTAAAGCCCCACCTTCATAATTGTTATATGTGACAGTGTTGGCTTCTCTGGCGGTTGATGGAATAAAATTATTTAAATTTGCTGTCACCCAAACTGGAGTTGTTGATGAATAAGTTCCTGCGGCTCCGCTGGCGATTACATACATCCCAGAATCAAATAAATAATTTACCTTTCCACCAAATTGATCCATATGTCGAAGCTGATTAGCGCTACTAGTGGTTCTTGCCCATCCCACTCTGGCAAAATAAGTATATCCGCTTGGCAAAACCGGGCTAGATGCATTTAAAGAAATTATTGCTGCGGTGGTTTCGGTTGTTTTATTATAAATTACCCAAATGGAATACCAGGTATTAGCAGCCATGCTACCGGAATCCAAACCGTCAGCCCCAACTGCCGTTATATCAACTATAACATTTATCGATTTAACCACTACCGTTAAGTAGCTTGCATTGAATAGCGATATGTAATCAGCAATAATTCTTACATATAAACCATTTGGTACTTGCACAGCAAGGTTATTGAATACCTTTATTGGCATATATACATTCGTTGCCGTTGTTGCTGTTGCTGCATTGGTCAATATATCCCCCGTTGTTAAATCCATAAAACTAATCCATGCAGTATTAGCCAAATTCCGAATCTTTAAAATGTTGTTAGTAGTATCTGCCCATTTCATCAATGCCCAAGTGGTTCCGGGTTCAGAAGCGCCGGAAAAATCGCAAGACAGGGAATCAAGGGCATTATTAAGGGCAGTCCTCACGGCTGCCCCGGTTCCATTTGCTACAACTATTGAATTTTGACTCATGTTTCCTCCTAATATCCTATCGCTGTCCACGATATGTATTTTGAAATTGCCGTTCCGCTATTGTTCAAGGATACAGTAAATCCGGTTTTTGTTGGCGTTGTTACTTCGGAATCATCCCCGGAACTTGCGTTTAAAATTGTAACGCTAATCCCCGGTGCTTCATGAAATGTGCGGTTGAAAGCGATTGACAAACCGTCAATTGGAATCAAGACATTTGTCCCTTTATCAACTGCGTCAGGAACATCTATGGTAAATGTAAACGCCGAAACTCTGACTATTTCCCCAGTTGATGCTATGGATAACCTAAAGTCAAATTCTAACCCAACATAGGCTTGACCATTTATAAGTGTCTGCCAATCTCCAAAAGTTCCTGCCGTTGCTGCAAGTCTAACCTGCGGCGTGACTGTTTCACCTGTCGAAGTCAAAGTGTAATAAATTGGGCAAGATGAGGTCTTTTCAAGCGTTATAACGTGGTCGGCAGGTACTTGATAGGCTCCGCTTGTGGCAACGCCTCCATAGGTATCTAAATCGGCTATTGCGTCAAAGTCTGGGATATCGTCAAACATTCCTAACGCCGTTAACCACAATTCACCGTTAAGGTTTTGGGTATTGGTATGTGTCCCGTTCCAACCCGTCACCGCTTCATCCCAAACCGCTAAAACGTTCCGAATTGCCGATGTTCCTTCAATGGCAATACTGATAGGAGTTTCTGAGTAAAGTGCCCGATAATAAGCCGCTACCCAATAGGTTCCATCACCCGAAACGACATATTTGTTATCGGAAGTCCGGCCCAAGACGGTAGCATCTGTCCAGCCCAATCCTCTACGAAGTTCGTAGAGGATTGACCGGGAATCATCCAACAAATTCCACGACAGATATAAAACGCCATCATCAAGATAATCTGTTAATGTAGTGATGTCTCCCGGTGCAGTCTCTCCGGTGAGGGTATAGGTTACAGACGTGCTTGCATATGCATTTCCGAAATAATCAAGCGCGGTTATTTTTACCGTATAATCTCCCGTTGCCGCCACTTTGTAGGAATAGGCATTAACCGACATATCAACTTTAGCAACCTGCGTTCCGTTGATAAAAATCAATGCGCCATAATAAATCTTTCGCGACGGTAACCATCCGATATCGAGATATAAATCCCCACCTTGATCGGTATGCTCTGAAACTGTTGCCGTCACCGTCCCTGTATCTGCTCCGCTCTCAACCGTTGGAACTGTGGTATCATCTTCATAAACTTCTGCAATGTATTCCAGCCCCGAAAGAGTAGCGGTTACATCATCGTGTCGTTCAATCCTTGTCAATCGGAATAGCTTGCAATCTGCCCCGTCAGTCCCGAAGCTATAAAGATTGTACTGTTCCGGTTTGGTAAATTCCCACCGTGCTTCCGTAATATCTGACGGTACGTTATCACAAACTACAGTTGTTTTTGTGCCGTCGTAAGTTGACGCCGAAACGGTCACTTGATAAATGTCACCATAACCGGCGTAAAGGATCAAGTCGGTTTTACCAACCGGAATGCTCACGGTCAAGTCGCCCAAAACCGTAAAAGTAGTTGGATTCACATAGGTTGCCGTTGCCCGATCATTGGTAAACGCTTCGGTAAAATAGATTCTTGTCCCGGTTATTGGGCCGTTTTCGGCTCCCAAGGTATATCCACCTCGCCCGAATATAGCACAGCTTATAGTTTGGCTGACGGTTTTGGTAATAATCGTGTCATCGGAAAGTGTAATCTTGACGATATAGGTCACTAGCGGAGTCCGTTCAACTCCATTAATCACTTCGCCAAATGCGTCGATGGTCTTTTCGACTTCGATCCAATTGTCACCAACGTCAACTATTCGGCCACCCACGCCCCATTTTGGAGTTGACACTGCCACGACGTCACCCAACCGGCAGCTGATAGAATCAACGTCACATTGCCATTTTGCGGAACGATAAAGGTATATGTTTAGCCGTAATTGATATTGGGCGTGTCGCCAAGCCACACCAAAACTGCTGCAAGCCTGTAAAAATATCGAAGTTGGGTTGACCGTTTCCGCTTCATTGTAATCATCGCCATATGCTGGAAAATAGAAACGTTTATAATCCCGATCGGCGTAAAGAAAAGATACCTCTAAAGCGTTTGCCCGCTCACTCTGCCCGACAAATTCACCTTGAAATGATTCTGAAATAATGTTAGAGTAATTGAACTTTTGAACAACATCCCCCGGCTGATTAATCATTACCCCGATCTTTGTTCCAAACTGGCAAACCTTCCCCCGCCCAATAGTCTCCAATGGGCTTAAGGCATCCCAAAGTTTTTGAGTGTCATTGACAAAATAAGCGCAGGTGATCTCATATTCATCGCAAAAATCAGCCCAGCTTTTAAAATCAGCGTAAAGAAATTTATTGGCCGCTATTCGCTTAATCACATATTCATAAGCCTCAGTATTAATATTATAAAATTTGTAACACCCGTGAAGGATATCATACGCCGCCCAAGCCGGGTTATTGGCTGGTTTTTGGACATATGAACCATCTCCCCAAGGATCGACCTCACTTGTAGGAACCCAAACATAAACATAGCTTCTGGTTTGATTCCAAGTTACATTAATAGTCCCTGACAATTGATCGGTAGCTAAGGCTTGAAGGGCAAGCAATACTTTGTTTGGCCTTGTAAAATCATCATAGGTAATTCCGGCAATTGAAAGCCAGTAAATAGTATTGCAATAACCACTAGACGTCCCACTTTTATAAATACATCTCGCCCTAATGTCATATTGCCCTTCGGTTACATTATCCATCCGTTTAACGACATAGACCGGATCTGTTGTTTCTTTGGTTATCTTGTAATAATCTTCATATCTCCGTAAAGATGTTATATCGCTCGGAACTGAAACAGGCACAACAATGATTGTATACGATGATATTATGCTTCCGGTGTCGTCAGTACTTTCATAATAATTGCTTGAGCTAACGGTGGTTATGACATTTCCCGATGCGGCAATCATAGTAACGTCCGCTCCGGCAGGATATATTTCTGAGTAATCGCCACTTATATTAATTTTATAAGTGTCTTGCCGTGTAACTGCATCCGTTCTTAATGCGTTCCCCCAGCCGATCCAATCGCTAGAAGCCACAAGTTTATATTGCAACTGGATAGTCACAGAAGTATCTTCTCGGTTACCGTTTTTTTTGGTATGGTATAGTCCGGATGGAAAACTAAAAACCGCTTCTAACCCCTGACCCGTTCCGTTTAACGTATCGGTTTTCCAAACTGAATCATAATCCAGAATATATGACAAGCTCTTAGTATCATATGAGTCGTCAAAATTAGGGATCTTAGTCTGATTATTCAGCCCTGCCCGTTTGTAAACCGTCACGTCATCATAATTAGCTATATCGTTGTCGTTAATTTTAATGTTTGATATCCCGGTACAATTAGCATCCTCGCCATCTCCGGTATAATCACATGGCCCCTCCCCGCCGCATAAAAGAATATTTAAATATTGATTGCTCCCGTCGTAAGTCACATATTCGCTAATTATCTGGGCTTGACCGTTGGCACCGACTTTAATTGTGCCATAGGTCATTTGGATTGCTCCACCCTCGCGGTCATTGGCATCAACATTGCCCCACTCATATGAGGTATCTGAATCATCGTCATTAGAACCAAACCATAAATTTATAAGATAACCGCCAACCGCCGTAACGGCTAAAGCCGCCGCCCAAGAAGCTGCACCCCATACACCCACCGCACTCGCATAATATGCCCCGACCCCCTGCGTAGCTATCGCCAATGCCAAAGTCGCTATTACCTGCCCCGCGTTTTTGCCAGAATCACCGCCGCCCCTTATGACCGCCCGGATCGCCAAAGTTTGGCCGTCCGCTGGAATAATTGACTTCGATTCCTCAAACGGAATGATCCTGTCGTCAAGGATTATGTCATATTTGCAATCTGGGATATAAGGTTTAATCAAATCAAATATAGGTTTATCCGGTGTAATATCTTTGATTTCTCTCGAACTATTATCAAATGGATTCTTGTTTATTACTAATTTCATTTTGCCACCTCGGTATGTAGAATCCCTGCACCGCACGCTGCCAATATGAGCTGTCTAACCGTTCTTTTACTACTCCGGTCTTCTCTCGCGCGTGAATAAACCAACATCCACCCAAATAAACTCCAATATGGTTTGAGTAAACCGGCTCATTAAATTTAAAAACCACCAAAGCAGGAACTGGTGGTTTCGAAACTTTTTGATATTTTGTTATCGTTTCGGTCTTAATCATTGAACTAATTTCGTTTGAATTATGACAGGGAATTTGATAATCAGGCAATTCTTGTCCGGTCATTCGCTGCCAAACCTCCATTGCCAAATGCCAACAATCATATCCCGGCCCCGTCCCGCCATCAACAAACGGTGCACCGATTAAATCATCAATCGCTGACATAGAAAGCGCCTCCAACAGTAGGTTCGCCGCCGTAACGAATATTATTACCTAATGCTCGGCATCGTGTCAGGCTTCGGTTACATTCGGTTTCCGTTCCGCTATAACCGCATTCAACGCTCTTGAACTGATAATCACAAAAATCTCGCTTATAAGTCCGTATCGGAATCCTAAATGAGGTGATATAATCGGCAGATAGCTTTAATTCAATCCAAGAATCATCATAACTGATTGATGCTATTTTCATCATTTCTTCAAACACCGCCGCTTCTTCCAAATGTTTCGAGCTAACTACGCTAATGGTAATGGTTGAGTTGATCGCTCCATCCGTTTTCTCAATATAGTTCATGATGATCCCGGTCAAATTGGAGACTTTTAATGTGATATCATTAATCTCACCTTTTGAATCTTCGAGCGTAATGACCTCCATCGAAAAAGGAAATGCATAATATAGATTTCCACCAAAAGTTATATCTTCGTTGTTGTTGCAAACCTTGACATAATAGGTATCGTTAATATTGATATTAAGTAAAACAATCCACGCTCCACCGGAGTATAAACGGTTTTTTTCAAGCTTTTGTAATGTCGTTAATTCGTTTGGCATTAGACTTGCACCACCTTAAAACTAATACTCCACCAATGTGGCTGAGTGAACGACGGTTCCCCCAATTCAGTCATCCGTACCGTAAAAATGGTATTATAATATTTGGAATTTGGATCTTCATTTGTCCAATTAAATGCAAGCGCAGTCCCATAAATTGTCTCTCGATAAAAGTCAATAATTTTTTCAAGATCGGAATATGATAATGCAGTATAAGTTACGGAAAAAGTAAGACGCGATCTTGTGAACCGTGCCCTGCTTACTGCATATCCGTCTGACATATCAGTTGCTAAACCGGCATCTTCTGGAATAGGAATTATTGAGGCCGGTTTTTTTGATAGAGTTGGAAAATTTGGATTAGCCATTTAATCACCTCACGCTTTGCCTAATGCCTTAAAGAAGTCTCTACTTCCTCCGGTGTTCTTCGTAACCGCTTCCATCACTAGGGTAATTGCTTGATTACCCATTGAATCGGTTTTCTTTGATGTAACTTTGGCGGTTGTTTGAACACCGGAATTATTGATAAGACTTACCGATACATCCCCGCTGCCCGAGCTGCCAGCGCCTTGATTCATGGCGGCTAATTGGGAATTAGTAATAATAGATCCCGAAGATGAAGGGACGAATAATTCGGGGCCAGCCTCACCAACAATGTAGGGGTTATCCGAATAAACAGAACCACCGGAAGCACGCGCACCAGTACGAGAAACCCATTCATTACCGCCAGACGAACTTGTCAGACTACTAATCCAATTGGTCAATTGACTTGAAGCTAAATTAGCCATCATTTTAGCAATTGACTGAGTAATCGAATTTACAAAGCTTTCGAAAGCGCTTTCTAAATCGTCAAGGTTACCGCTCCAAATATCAAAAAAGCTTGTCTCAAAAAGTGAAGACATACCGTTTGCAATCGTGGAAGCAATGCCTTGTATCCCGTCGCCCCATGTTGAAAAGCTTTTTTTAGCTTCAGCAAGACCGGCATTCCAACGAGTTGAAAAATCATCACTGCTCGCTAAATTTTCAGAGGCAATATTTATATAGGCATTTGAAGTTGCTTCATATTCGGGGGTGCCTTCCTGATTATTTTCTTGCATTACCGCCAATTTATTTTTAAGTCGTTCTTCAATCTGCTTTTTTTGTTCACGAGTTAAACCTTTATCAAGCTGCATTTGCTCATTAATCGCTTCAGTGGCCTTGCCAACTTCGGTCTTAAACCCGTCATTAATAATTTGTGTATGTTCGGCATTATGAACTTTATCAAGGCTTATTTTTGCTGCGTCATATTCTGCTTGCGAAATGGCTTTCGAATCAAGCGCGGATTGATATTCGTCAAGCTGCTTTTTATACTCTTTGTTGCTTTCCGCTTCTTGCTTTTTCCATTCTGGTTGCCCAATCAATGAAGCTGCTTGCGTTGTTTCATCCATTAATTCAAGGATTTCTTTGCGCTGTTCAATCTGCTTTTCAAGTTGCTCTTTGGCCTTTTTCTCGTTTTCCTGTCGTTCTTCTTCAAGCTTTTTGGCCGTTTCAATATCGCCGGTGATGGTTTTGTAGTCGGTAATCCAGCCCTTTAAAGCTTTGTTGCTCGGATCAATAGCCGAAAGTTCCTGAATTTTGGAAAGCAACAAGTCTGCCTTAGCTGCCGGTTCATCGAACAAGGAAGTCATTGCCGATTCTTTGTTTTTAATTTCGGTTAAAGCTTCACCGTATTCCTTGATGATATCAGCGGGAGTCCTTGGTTTTTCGGTTTTAACAACTGGAACTGTAACGTTAGAAATTTCTGGTATTACAATTTCCGGGGCTACAACCTTTGGCGTTTTGGTTGAATTGATTTTTTCTTGCTGCCGCTTAATTTGTTTCGTTTTATTTTCTGCTTCTTTTACGGCTGCTTCCAATTGTTTTTTTGTCACATCTTCATTTTGCGGATTGCTTAGTTTACCGCTACCAAGCAATTTGTTATGTTCTCTAAGCAATCTGTCGGTTTCTTTATCGCCGGTATTCGGCCCTTGAGAATATTTTGTCAATGCTTCCTTGCGTTTTTTTAATTCTTGATTCCAATATTTTTCTTCTTCTTGTAATTTAGCAATATCGGTCATTTTTGTAATATCGGCATTAGCCAAATTATGATATTTTTGCAGTGTCTGAAAACAACCTATAATTGCCATTAACCCGACGATAATTGCTCCGCCGACTAGAAAAGGCGCAAACGCCGCTGCCAAACTTACTGTTGCCGTTGTTGCCGTCGCTTCACCAGTTGCCATGGTTATAAAAGCAGTTCCCAGTGATTGCACCGCCTTAACGATTCCGGAAGTTGTTATAATGCGGAAAAGTCCAACCAGTCCGGCTCCGGTCTTGTATAAGACTCCTAAGGTCTGAATCAACGGGCCAACAGCTATAGTAATAGCAATTAAATAACCAGCTAATATTTGGGTTTCCGGGCTTAATTTATTAAACCACGCCGCAACATTTGATACCATTTGAATTAATGGCTGAAACGCTGTCATTAAAGACTGAAAAGCCGGAAGTAAAGCCGTCCCCAAATCAATGGCCATTTGTTGAATCCGGGATTGCAGGATTCTCATTTTATTTGCAGGACTGTCAAGCGTTCGCGCCATATCGCCCTGCGCTTTGCTAGTAGCTTCCATAATAGTTCCATATCGCGCCGCTACTTTTCCGGTTTCGCTTAATTGTTCGCCCTGCTTAATTAGTCCATTGTTTAAAGCCCAATTTTTAACGGTAGTTTCATTAACAATAATCCCCAACCGCTTTAATGGTTCGCTTTCCCCGCTGATCCCGGATTGTAATTTTTGAAATGCTTCTTCCGGTTTTAGATTGTAAAAACTTGCCATATCATAAGCCAATTGGGTCAATCCTTTGGACATATCAAAAGCGGCCTTTTCGGTCAACCCCATCGATGTCAACATGACGTTAAATGTACCGACATTTTGCCGGACTTCATAAGAATTTAAACCTAAATTTTTCCGTAAATCTTCTGACCATTTTCGCGCTGAATCGGCCATTTTACCCATCGACACGCTGAATAAATTCTCGGATTCCACCGCATCCATACCTAATTTAATTGCTGCGCCAGATATCAGTGCCAATGGCAAAGACAAACCAATAGTTAACCTTTGACCAATGTTGGCAAAGGTATCACCCATTTTTTTAAGTTTGTTTTCAGCCTCTTTTAAACCCGTATCAAACGATTTCGAGTTAACCCCTAGTTTGACCCACAGACTCCCAGCAGATCCTGATCCCGCCATATTAAATCACCCCTTCCGGGATTTCAATTCCTTTTTCTTGCGCCAATTCAAACAACTCTTCGTCTGTTTCTTCTTGCTTGATTTCTTCGTTGCTTATAAATTTATCAAGCGGGGGATAAGGGTATTTTTTGCTCGCACCTATCGCTTTTGCCGCCATCATCCCGATCAACCATGATTGCTGTTTGAGAAAATTGTTTTGATTTTCGAAAAATCCCTTTTTTTTCGCTTTGTATTCGCCGAATGTCAGACTGCCAAATTCATATGGCATAAGTCCTAAAGCTCCATACGCAAAAGGTTCTTCATCCTTGATCCAATCGCAAAAGCGGAGGTAAAGCTTTACACTTCCTCCGCTCCCACGTTTCCCAATTCTTCATCATCGGTTTTAATTTCGCCGAATATTTTGCTTAGATGCATGGCTTCTAAAATCGGTTCTTGAAACAAGGTTAAAGCTTCAACCAAACCGGTTTCGTTGTCAACAATATATTTTTGAATCCAATTCCCTATTTTATATGGGGTTAAAGATTGATCTTCGTGTTTCAATCCAGCCCATAGCAGTACCCTTGTGGCATCAAGCCCAAAACGTTCTGCGCCCATAGCTACCATAACGCTAAGTTTCATTTCCCGTTCAAAATCGCTCATAGCATTAATGTCAAATTTTAAATGACGTGGTTTTCCAAAATAATTAAAATCAACTGCATTTAACATAATTACCCCTCCTTAAAATAAAAAGGCGGCATTTACGCCGCCCTAAAATCAAATTGTCTCAATCTTAAAATTATCTAGATAATCATCGTTAGCGCCTATGCCAATACCGCATTTAGTACCAACTGTTAAGTCACTATCGGTTGTATCAATTTGTTTTGTACCGTTTACATAAACTTTTATTGCCGTTCCGTCGACAGTTATTGACAATATTTCATTGTCAACAAATGCCAGTGCAACAGTGTTTATGACGGTCTGTGTTCCGGCAACAAATTTGCCTAAAACCAAAGACGTCGGATATACGCCAACATAATATCTGTTGTTGACATCAACGAGCCTAAACATCAAGGCTGCCCCTTCTGTACCAACATCAACAATTTTTGCTGATAAGACACAATCGGTAATTTCAGACTCAATATAGCCGCGATAAATCCCAGTTGTGGCGCTTGCTTGGTTGCTTATAATCCGTGGGGTTCCCGAAAGTGTTACCCATGTTTCTCCGGTATCGGCGTTTCCTAAACTTGCTGCGTTATCCGCTCGGTCAAACGAGTCATAAGCGATCAGTATAGGTGTTTCGTTGCCGGTTCTGAAATAAACGCCTTGCGTCCCTTGAAAACTTAATTTGTCTTTGACTATTTCGCCAACCGCGCTGCTTACGTCGTCTCCAGACACCGTTGCATAACCTTCGAATCTGGTTTTGACCGTTCCGAAGTCAGCATATAAAACAACGATCATTTCCTCACCGATCCGCTGCGAAAAGTCCTCGCTATTGGCAAAAAATTTCTCCGCCGTGACTGAAAAATTTTTAGTACCCATAACAAACTCGTCCCATTCGCCGCTTTCATAGCAAGTTGCATCAATTGTCTTATTGTTGACCGTTAAAGACCAATTAAAAAAACCAGCTAATTGTTCAACCACAACATATTTACCAGATATGGTTACAATATCAGAAGCCAATAAAGCGCTATCAAATACAATCACGCCGCCTGGGTATTCCACCGAATATCCCGAAGTTACGGTTGCCCCGTTTTTCTTAACCGTAGGCGCTGTATTTTTATCCCAATAACGTTTATCTGAATCAATAATTGTGTATCGTGTATATGCTGCATTTGCCGTTGCTGCTTCGTCAGTAAATGCCACTGGAGTGGCGCTAGATTGAGTTAAAACGCGCCCCACTTTACCCGGTGTAGCCATTAGATCACCTCCTTGAATAAACCATTATTACGATGCGGTAAATGTAAGCGCGCCGGAACCTTTGAGCGAAGCTTTAAAGCTTACCTTGTCACCCACCGCTGAACTTACATCAAAAGATTCCGTGATTACACTACCGGAAAACTTAGGAACAGTTCCGGATGTTGGACGATATTCGAAAGCATAGGCGCTTTGCGAATCGTTAATGA